CCGGGAGACAGCGGCTCCATCGTGCCGATCAACGTCTTCGTCAACGGCCGGTTTCTGGATGTCGACGACCTGTGCGCGGCGCTGGATCGTGATGCGCTGGTCGAGGCGATTGCGGGGGTGGTGGCATGAGCCGGCACACGCCGGGGCCGTGGTTCCACGTCGCTCGCGGAGCCATTCGCAGCGAGTCAAAAGACATCGCGTGCGTGTGGTTTGGCGAGTTCGACGGAAACAAGGCCGAAGACCTTGCAAACGCCCGCCTGATCGCTGCCGCGCCGCAGCAGAACGACGCGCTTCTCGCCGTGCTCTATGCGCCTGGGTTCGACGCCCTGGACGAAGCCACGAAAAACGCAGTTCGCGCCGCCATCGCCAAGGCCAAGGGGGAAGCATGAGCAAGAGCAACGGCGGGCCGGCGTTTCCGGCGCCGGAAGCCGCATTCGCTCACTTCGGCGACCCCGCTGCCTACCCTGGCGTGACCGTGCGCGACTACTTCGCTGCCAAGGCGCTGCCGGGCGTGCTGTACATGGTGGCGCACGGCGTGCATGACGCCGCCAGCAGCGCCGAAGGTTGCGCGCTGGAGGCTTACAAACTGGCAGACGCCATGCTGAAAGCGAGAGAAGCATGACCGCCCTGACCGACTCCATCGCCCGCGAACTCGGGCACCCGGCCTGCACGATGGACGATCCGCTGACGGCGGCACTCGGCCAGATGCAGGACGCAGCAGCAGCGCGCGAGGCCGGGGCCTGCACCGAGATTCAGGAGAGCGAGCGCCAGCGCGTCGAGCGCGAGGCTGCCGATGCGGTGAGGCTGCCGCGCTGGTTCTGGCGTGCGCTGCCGGTGGTGGTGCTGGCGGTGGCTGCGTTCGGGTTCGCAGAGATGGTGTGGCTGATCCGATGAAAGAGCGCCCCATCCTTATGAGCGCACCGATGGTCCGAGCGATTCTGGCGGGCACCAAGACGCAGACGCGGCGTGTCGTCAAATGGCTGCCGCTTCGATTGCTCGACGAGTCAGGCTTCTCGCCTGACTTTGTGGCCCATCCAGAGAACGCGCTTTGCCCATACGGCCAGCCCGGCGCCCGACTGTGGGTGCGGGAGACGCACATGGACCTTGGGGCCTGCTACCTGTACCGGGCCGACGAGTCCGCAGAGCGGGAGCGCGCATTGGTGGCCCCGGGGCAGCGCTGGCGCCCTGCTATCCACATGCCGCGCGCCATGTCGCGCATCACCCTCGAAGTCACTGCCGCGCGCATTGAGCGGTTGCAGGACATCAGCGCCGAGGATGCGAGGGCCGAGGGCATCAGCGAGTTCGTCGGCGGCTGGTGGTGCGAGCACGACGACGCCGAGCAGGTCGCCGGGATGACGCCGCAGGAAGGCTATCGCCACCTGTGGGAGCGCATCAACGGTGCCGGCTCGTGGGATGCGAACCCGTGGGTGTGGGTGGTCGAGTTTGACCGCGCCGAGGGCCGCTCATGAGGCCCGACAACGACCCCGTTCGCTACGCCTACGCCGGCCATTGGTATCCCCGCCCCCGCTGGATGCGCTGGGAGCGGTGGGCGGCAGCCGCTGCTGTGCTGGCGTGGCTGCTGGCCTACGGCCTGCCCGTGTGGCGCTGGTGGCTGGGCCAGTGAGCCGGGCCGCCCGATTCTTCCTGGCGCTGGCCGTGTTCCTGCTGGCGCCGAACTGTGACCTGTCGCGGCGTGCCGCGAGTGAGAAGGACAAGACGTGAACACTCAAGTGATGGAGCGGCCCGAGACGGCCCATCCGCAAGCCAAGCCGGCCGGCGAACTGTCGGTGGTGCAGTACCTCGTGCAATCCGGCGCCAGCGTCGAGCAAGTGCAGGCCGCGCTCGAACTCCAGGTCCGCGCCGACAACCACAAGCTGGAGATGATGCGCGAGAAGCGGCGCATGGACGAGGAGGACCGCAAGGCCGCCGCCGTGCTGGCCTTCCGGCGCGACTTTGCCGCCTTCCGCGGCGAGAACGTCATCATCCCCAAGAGCAAGTACGTGGACCGCGGCAAGGCGGGCAGTTTTCACCAGGCCGAGTACGGCTCCGTGATGCAGATGCTGTCGCCGGCCCTGTCGAAGCACGGCTTCAGCCTGCGGCACAACGAGGTTTTCGGCTCGCGCAAGTGGACCACCGATGGCGTCGAGAGCGACATCCCCTGGGTCTACGTGACGTGCTACCTGGAGCACCGCGACGGGCACAGCGAGAGCCTGAGCCTGGAAGGCCCGCCGGGCGATCTCCACGCCAACACTCCGGTGCAGAACATGCAGGCGACAGGGAGCTACCTGAAGCGGCAGAGCGCGCTGGCCATCACTGGCACGGCGACGGCCGACGAGGACAACGAGAACCGCATGCGCAAGCGTGACGCCGGACGCCCCCAAGATCCCGCCGACGACGCCGCCCGCGAAGCCATGCTGGATGCTGGCCGGGACGCCGCACTCGGAGGCATGAAGTTCCTGACCAACTGGTGGGGCGGCCTGACGGCGAAGCAACGCAGCGATCTGAACAGCGAATTCCCGGCGCTGCGCAAGGCTGCGCTGGCAGCGGACGCTGAAAACGGGGGCGCGAAGTGAGCGACCTGATCGTGCGTTGCAGCAGCATCGGCCGGCTGATAGCCAAGCCCGAGAACGGCGACCTCGATCCCGAGCACCTGACCACCGAGGTCCGGGCCATCATCGCCAAGACCAAGCGCACCGACGAGGAGAAGTCGGTGCTGGAAGACGTGCGCCGCAAGAGCCTGTCGGCGGGCGGCAAGACCGCCGTGCGCGAGATGCTGCGCGAGGCCATCTACGGGTTCGAGCCGGCCGAGATCGAGACGTACCCGATCATGAAGGGCCGCACCGTCGAGCAGCAGTGCATCGAGATGCTGTCTCGCCTCACGGGCCGACCGCTGGTGAAGAACACCGAGCGTCGCAACAACGGCCTGATCTCCGGCGAGTGCGACATCTTCGACGCGCCGATCCGGCACGGCCGCGACGTGAAGGCGCCGTACTCGATGGCGAGCATGCCCATCGTGCTCGACGACTGCTACGACGCGATGTACGAGTGGCAGATGCAGGGCTACGAGATCCTGTGGGACGCCGACACCTGGAGCGTGGACTACCTGCTGGTCAGCACGCCCGAGGAGTTCGTCGGCCGAGAACCGCAGGCGCTGCACTTCGTCGACCACATCGACGAGCGCTACCGCTGGACGACCTGGACCGTGCAGCGCGACCGCGCCCTGCAGTCGCTGATCGAGGACAAGGTGCTGGCAGCGCGCCGCTACTACCGGCGAATGCTCAACGAGTTCGACCGCACGCACTGCCTGCCAGGCCATGCGCCGCCGACCATCACCACCGCACCGGCGCCACGCGCGCCAAAACCCACACCCAAGCCGGCCACCGTGCCGGTCGAAGTCCCCAACCTTTTCTGAGCACACCATGAACGCCACCGCAGAACTGGAATTCCCCCCCATCGACGCCGCGCCCCCCGAGCCCGGCGCGCTGGCGCCGGTCGCCACCCAGGCCCTGGACCTGGAGAAGATCGACCTTCGCACCCTGGCCCTGGCCAAGTTCGCCCCGGCCCGCAAGCAGGCCGAAGACGCCACCAAGACCTTGACCGGCGTGGTGCACGACCTGTCCACCCAGGCCAAGGTCGACGGCGCCAAGAGCCTGCGCCAGCGGCTCATCAACACGCCGCTGGCCGACGCCCGCAAGCTGACCAAGGCCCTGAAGTCCACGCTGGCCGGCGTCAGCAAGGCCGTGGGCGATGAAGTGGAGAAGGTCGAAGCCGCCTTCAACGCAGCCGACGCCCTCATCACCCCGCAGATCGAGAAGCGCGAGGCCGAGCTGGAAGCCGAGCGCCAGGCCAAGGCCCAAGCCGAAGCCGAACGCAAGGCCAAGCACGAGGCCAACCTGCAGCACCTGGCCGGCGCCGCGCAGCGCGCCCGAGAAACCGGCGCAGACTCGGCCAAGATCGCCGAGGGCATTGCGGCGCTGGAAGCCTACCCGATCACCGAAGCGTGGGAGGAGTACCGCGAGCGCGGAGAGGCCACGCGCCTGGCTGCCCTGTCCGAACTGCTGAAGCTGCACGGCGAGGTCAAGGACCGCGAGGAGCAGGCCGCCGAGAACGAGCGCCTGCGGGTGCTGGCCGAGCAGCAGGCGGCCGAGCTGGAGCGGTTTCGCAAGGCCGAGGCCGAGCGTCTGGCCGAGGAGCAGCGCATTGCCCGCGAGCACGCCGAGCTGGAATCCGAGCGCATCGCCGCCCTGACGGCAGGCGCCCCGAAACTGCAAGACGCCGAGGTGGTGCTGGCCGAGATGCGTCTGACCGCATTCCCCGAATACACCGAAGGGCCGGACGCTCCCCAGGTTTTGAAGGCAGAGGCGGCAACGCCCGACGCTACCGACCGAGCGACCCCGGCCGATGCAAGCCCGAGCGGCGGCTCCATGGGCGCAGGGCAACCGGCCGCCGCCGGCCCCGCTGGCGGGACGCGGATCATCTTCGCCGATCCCGAGCCGTCCGATCCACTGGACGACGCACGCGAGTTCGTGGTGCTTGTCCTGACCGCCTTCAACACCAAGTTCCCGACGCAGCCGAAGCCATCGGTCGAGTGGTGGCACGAGGTGCGCCAAGCCGGCGAGGCGCTGCATGCGAAGCTGGGTGAGAGCGCGTGATGGGCGACCTTATTGCCCGACTGCGGACTCGCAACGGCAGCCCGACCGGCTTTGGCCTTGGCCCGGTGTGCGACGAGGCCGCCGACGAGATCGAGCGGCTGCGCGCTGCGCTGCAAGAGGCAGACACGATCATGGGCCACGACGAAGCGTTCACCGAGTGGCGCGAGAAGTGGGCGGGACTTTGGCCCAGCGCTAGGTTAACTTGACCGCCACGGCGCGTGCGCCACAACCGAAGGAACACGAGATGAGCGATGCAGAGAGCCGGCCCGCCGTGGTGGGTCAAGTTGAACCGTCAGTTAGGCCGCTGCTTGGATGCGACGAGCTGCGCGCCTGGCTGATTGGACAAGGCTTCCGGGTGGCGCCTGACAGTTTTAGCCGCAGCGGCAATGGCTGCAACTGGTACGCCTACCGGAGAAGCGCGATCAAAGCCCGCGAGTGCGAATGCAACGACGGCAAGCCCATGCAACTGGTGGTGCGCCCGTGGCGCATTGAGCACCGCGACGCTCCTGGCGGCGCCTGGGAAAGCGCCGAAGTTGATGTGACTGGCGAGGCCGGGAGCCACTGGTACAAGCTGCAGTGCTACAGCCTCAAGCACGACGAGTTGATGGGGCGGTTGCACGAGATTGAGGCGGCGCTGATTGCAGCGTGGAATGCGCTGCGGCCTAACGTTCGAGCTAACCGGCCCGCCCGTTGGCCACAGGAGTAACCGATGAGTGCAGACAACACGAACGCCACCGCTGTAGGCGGGTCCGCGTTGAGCGAGGGGTTAGGCCCCAACGCGCAGGAGTTCGCTTGGCTGGTGGAAGAATTCACCCGTGAAGGCCAATCGACGGGGCGCTACATGCGCTGCCAAGTGGACAAGACCATCACAGCAGACC